CTGGTCAATCATTGATGCCAGCAACGAGCCGTAATCACGACGCATCACCCGTGAGCCGACCGGTGTGCGCAGGATATCGCCGATACTCTGGCTGATATGCTCAAGGTCAGTGACAGTCAGGCCATCACTGCGATTCATTCCGAGATAACGCGCTGTCATAAAGGACTCCCGGTTGTGCCGCCGCTGTCGCCGGGGTGTTTATGGGTATGCAGTACCTTACCGTTTGATGAGAGTTCACCGCCGGTGTGTTCAATGTTGCCGCGCATCGTCCCGCCCTTCTGCACTTCCAGCGTGCCGGTAGTCAGTTTGTTGGTGCAGACCACTTCCGGTGTGTCCAGGGTGATGCGGGTTGATGCTTTCACCATAACCACCGGCACCGTGGCAGTAACAGAATCAGAAGCCATCACGCTGGCCGTTTTAACTCCGCTTACCGTGAGCGCACTGGTTTCAGGTTCATACTCAATCACCGCCCCGTCAGGGAAACGGATATGCAGGGCATCCGCCGACGCAGACGGCGCGGGGTTATCGCCGGAATAAATCCCCGGCAGAACGAACGCCGTGTCGAGTTCACCGCCCACGGCCAGAATCAGCACCTGTTCCCCCACGGAAGGTGCCCACCATGTGCGCGAACGTCCGGCGCGATGGGTCAGCCACTGAAGCCAGTCGGTGCACATGCCGCCGGTCTGCACACGGCAGCGACCGGCGTTAAGGTCGGTTTCGACGACAAGGCCGGTGCGGATCATGTTGCGCAGTGCGCGCGCGAGTTCCTGAATATTTGCGAGAGTGTTCATAACGGGAAGGATGCCGCCGGGTCATACCGGCGGCAATGTGACGATGAGGTGTCGGGGATGGCACAACTAACGGTCGAGGTGCGCCAGAATAATCTCTTCAATCATCTGCACATCCTCACCGGTAAAGCCGAGCAGAGGACGCGCCGGATAATCAATTTTCTTACCGTCTTTCCGGGTTTCTTCCGACAGACCGAACTGATGCACGCTGGCGATTTTCGGTGACTTCCCGCCGTAAAACTCCATTGATGCCTGTTCCGGGCTGGCGCGGATATGCAAAAAACGACTGGTGATAAGTTTCGCAAACATTTTTCGCTTAACACGACCAGTCTTTTTTCTGGCGCTCTGCTGCTGGCGTGGCGCGTAGGGTGTGCCGTCCGGGGCTTTCTGAGCCATCACCCGACGCTGCTGACTCTGCCGCAGACGTTTCGCCAGTTCGGCGCTCAGTCGCCGACGCCCTGACGGTGACAGCGATTCAATCAGTCCGGTCAGCCGGTCTTCAAAACGCTTAAACTCATTCATCCCTCTTGCTCACCAGTTCGCCATTGATATAAAGCTCCACCGGGCGGGTGACCGGCTCCGGCGGCGTGGGTTCCGGGATATTCTTCACATGCAGTGCGCCGTCCACCTCACTGACCAGCGTGCGCTCGGTCAGCATCAGGCTGATGCTGATATCAAAGCTGCTGTCATTGTTGATGTCTGCATAAAACGTGAAGCCCTTTTTCTGGCCTTCGTCAGTGGTCATGATGTCGGGCTGATTTTCCCGCAGCCACGCCAGCACCGGCACGATGAGCAGGTCAAAATCACCGGTAAAGTCGGTCACAATCACATTGAGCGTGTAACGCTTTTCGAATGACAGCGACGTCGCCAGTGTGGAGGCAATACTCCCGTTATCCACGAATATCCGCAGCATCTCGGGGCTGGTTTTCAGCACCGTGACGGCATCAGTCAGTGCCCTGCGCAGGCTGTCGGGTTTGAGCATCGTTTTCGTCCTGACAGTGTTTAATCATTTTTACCTGGCTGGCACAACGTGCCAGCGCGTTCTCAAGCTGCCGGATATCGGCACTTAAATCGCCGTTCGTCTGCGGGTCACTGCCCGGCATCGGGCAAAGGCTCACTTTCGGGCAGGCGTTGGCGACAATCACTGGCGTCAGTGCAGGCCGGACGCTGGTGCAACCGGCGCACAGCATCAGGCAGGTCAGCGCCATACCAGCGGCGAAAATCCTCGTTTTCATTAAGTAACCTCGTGATGGTTTTCTCGCGCAGTGCTTCACGCTTCGCGGCGTTCTCCAGTTCCTGACGCAGTGCCACCTGCGCCAGCTCGTTTTTGTCTGCCCTGGTGAGGGCAACATGAAGCTGATTTTTCAGCATGGTGATGGTCGTCTGCTGCCCGCTGGCGACGCTGTTCGCCCTGTCCAGTGAGGTGCGCAGGCTGGCATTTTCATGCTTCACCAGAAACAGCCCCGCCACCGCCAGTGATAACAACACAACCAGCACAGTCATCAGCTTTGACATGGTTCCCGCCCCTCAAAACGCTGACGGCAGGCCGTACGTATCAGCCGGAAGAACAGCGACGCCACGAGGTAAATCAGCGCAGTAAAAATCCACCCGGCAGCGACCAGCGAGATAAATGTCGCCACCATCACCACCAGAGCCGCTGCCCGCCTGCGCCACGGCACCGGCTGCAAAAACAGCGACGTGACAATCTTCACGGCCAGCGATTCCGGCGGCAGCTCCCGCCCGTAGCGTTCCAGCACATACTCCGTGGCATACACGCCGACACCACCGGCAACCACACAGATAACCGTCGCCAGAATCGCCCAGGCAGCGACAAAACTGACGACCACGCTCTGCGGGTAAATCAGGGACAGTGCCAGCATCAGCGCCAGCGACACGTGCAGCATCAGTGAAAGGGATAATTTCTTCATGGTGTTTACTCCGTTTAAGCCGGTACGCCGCCAGCGGTACGCCAGACGGTGACCAGTTTTTCCAGTGAATGCTCACGCTGACCGTAACCGGCACCCGGCAGGGACGCCCAGATATTGCGACAGCGTGAAATGGCGCGCTCAATGCGTCCCGCCCGGATGTCATCCAGTGCTCCGCGTTCGCGGATCAACTGAATGGCGAGTCTGTCCTGTGACAACGGACTAAAATCCGGCAGGGCAAGCTGTTTGCGGTAATGCGGCCAGAACAGGTAAAGCTGCTGATAGCGACCGGAGGCCGTGGATTTTTCACCGCGACGGTTAAACACCTTCGCCGGTCGGCCATGTGCGAACGGGTGGTCACTGTAGTCGGTGAAGATTTCCGGCTTTCCGTCCAGTCCGGTGACTATCACGTCATAGCCCCGGTTTTTCGTCAGCGGATGATTCGCCGTCCCTTCGGACACGGCCAGCATGTCGAGAAAGGCCGCGATATTCTGATGCGTGTTAATTACCGGCATTACTGTTTCCCCCTGCCCTTAAAACGGCGCTGAATGGCAATCTCAATCACCTGATAACCGGCGATACCCAGCATGGAGCCGATACCGCACACCGCAGGCAGTGACAGGTCAGGAAACTGCACCAGAACAACACCGGCAACCATCGAGACAAAACCACCGAGCAACATGCGCCCGATAAACAGACGCGGGGTGATGGGTTCACCACCGGCAAGCACCTTGCCGACAACAATCAGCACCCCAATCATGAAAAGCGACAGGACGCTTTTTTCTTCTGCTGTCATGCGTTACTCCCACAGATTGACAGTTTCAGCCACGGGCGCGGTCTGAACGTCGGGCAGTTCGACGGCGGTGCCGTGCGGCAGCACCGCACCCAGTTCAGCCAGTCCCGGATTTGCGGCGAGCACGGCCTTGAGCACGCCCTCAGTGCGCCCGTAATACCGGACACAGATGGCGTCGAGCGTGTCGCCCTGTAGCGCAAAGGTCTTCATCAGATTTGACTCACAATGCAGCGCGGCTTGTCCTGGATTCGCGCCACTGCCCAGCGCATATCCCGCCACAGCTCATCAATGGTGCTGTCAATGCTGTCGGCCTTCTTGTCGCCTTTGGCACTGGCATCCACGCCGCGATAACGCTCATAAAGCGATGCGGTCGCCATCGCACACACGGCGCGCTCGTAGTAAAAAACTTTGATGCTTTCACCGTCGATGTCGTCCGCCGGGACTTCCGCCAGACGCGTAAAACCGGCGGCAATTTTCTGTTCGCGGTACTCGTACAGCTCCGCATTCGTCTCCGCCATGCCTGACTTGATGGCCTCACGCAGACGGGCGGGGGCGACGGTCTGCTCAAGGCGCATACGTTCCCGGACGCGCTTCGGGTCGATATCGGGAAAAAAGAACGTGTTTTTAATCACCGGCTCGTCGCCTGCCGGTTGCGGGATGACCACCGTACCCTCACCGGACACGGGAGCCTCCTTTCGCGGAATAATCAGCGTCATCATGACTACCTCTGAAAAGTCGGGCGGTGGACGCCGGTGCAGTGTCAGGTGATTCACCCTCACTGACCGGCGTGCCGCCCTGGCGCGGGGCGCATTCGGTTGTTAACTGGCTTTCTTTTTCGGGCGTCCACGTTTTGCCGGTGTCACGCTCCGGGTCTTACGCGGGGCGCGGGTGGCCGCTTTGGGCTGCGGCTCCGGCTTCGGTTTCAGCTCCCGCTCCAGTCGTTCAATCTCTTTTTTGACACCTGCCTGACAGTCGAGCTGTGTCGCACGTTGCAGGTGAGCCAGCGCACCGGCGGCATCACCACCATCACGCAGAAGCAGACCGGTGATTTTGTGCAGCTTTGCGCGCACTTCATCAGGCATGTCAGCCGTGGCGGTCAGTTCAAGGGTCTCCGTCAGCAGGCGGGTATCCACAGACTCACCGGCAGCGTGGGCGCGCATGGCCGCTAGCGCCACCTCCTCGGTGAACATGTATGGCGGGGTGCGGCGGTGTTTACCCGGCATGGTCAGACCGTACTTCAGGGCATAACGGGCAATCTCCAGCGCACCGCTAATATCGCCGGTATCCAGACGCCACAGCATGACCGTCATCAGAATGTCATCCTGTGCACCTTTGCCCTGCTCCAGCACGCCGTTCACCCACGGCAACCAGAACGGCAGCAGTTCGCGTTTTTTCGCGGCCTTCAGCTCTTTTGAATAAATCGCTTTCAGTGTGCGCTGGTCTGCGGCGAGCTTAACCAGCATCTGCTCATAGACAGTTGCATGTCGCAGCGGGGCGGCTTCCCGCTGCGCGGTCATCGCTGCCGAGACCCGCATCATGTGGCGCTGTGCGGGACTCGTCATCGGTTACGCTCCCGGCTCTGCGGTCGCTTTAGCCAGTGTGGAGAAATCACCGACCTTAATTTTTTCCACCAGACAACCGGCGGCGTAGTCCTCCACCACGTAATCAATGTTCATTGACTCGTAGTTCTCCACGCGGTCGAGTTTCGGGTTTTCCTCAATCACGCGGCGATGGCTGTCATCCATGTAGTAGATGGACAGGTTTTCCAGCTTCGTGATGAGCATCGCATCCGCCGGGAAGTACGGGACGCGTACCGCTGGCAGGTTGCCGATGCGTTTCTGGCTGATGATGACGTCAGCGGCCAGCATTTCGCTGTTGTCCTGCTCCTTGTTGACGATGGGAAAATACTTGTCCGCCAGTAGCTGACGTCCCACAATCACCACAAGGTCAGGGTCTTCCTGATACCACGGCTCAATCAGGTTGTTGGTCGCATCCATCACCAGTGCATCAAGGCTGGCATAATCACCGCCCTTACCCACGCGGATGACCTCAGAGGTGGTGTGCCCTTCCTCGTCAGTGACCTTGCTCATCACGCGCGCCGGGGCTTCATTGCGGTATTTCTGCAGCCAGCCGACCGCCACATCCTGCAGCATCGGATTGCTGCTGCGGTCAGAGGTTTCGGCACGCCTCACGCCGTTAAAACCGGCCATGATTAAATCAAGGGACTGGCGTTTGATAATGGCGTTACGGACACGGAGCTGGAAATCCTGATAACGCGCCCACAGATCCAGCGTTTTGTAGCGGATATAAAAATCGAAGTTAATCTGGTCGCATTCGTACTTGTTTGACGCCAGCTTCGAGAAGTCCTTCGGCTGACGCTCGGTGCCACCGGCGGTGTCGGTGGTGCTGGCGATGGAGCCGGTGACACCAATACCAATTTTTTCCCCTTTCATTTCGCTGACCGGCACAATGTTGATGCGGGTCAGAAAGTCAGAGGACTCCTGCATGGTGTTCATCAGGGTCTGGGTGACCGACGGTTCAACGGTGAATTTTTTCGACACATCACCGGCGTCGATGCCGTTCAGTTCGGCAACACGGGACAGGTAGGCATTAAATTTAAAGCGGGTTTCCTGGCGCATAGTTTTTCCTGAAATTAAGGGTTAATCGTGAAGGTTTTCCCGGACTGACTGACGCCGGTCAGCAGTTCGTCATCAGGGCGTCACCGCCACCACCGGTGGCCTTGCTGCGGCGCTGCTGGGTCAGACTTTCGGTGTGGTCGAGACTGTTTTTCAGGCGGGTGAATGCCTGGCTGGTTTCATCCGCCCTGTCAGTCACCTCCTGCTTAAGTGCAGAAAAGGCGGTTTCCATCTCAGCGAGGCGCTGCTCAGTGGCGCTCAGTTTTTCCTGCACATGTTCAGCAACAGCGGTCACCGCTTCATGCACGTCATTCAGACGGGCGTCATCGCTGGCCTGTTTGCGGCCAAAAATGGATTTCACCTTTTCGGTCAGGGCGGTGAACACGGTTTCAGGCAGGTCTTCAAATTCCAGCTCAACGGGCGTTGCCACTGAAATCAGGTTTTCAGGGCTTAATTTGAAGCGGTTCAGAGGGTTGTGTTTTGCCGTGCGGCAGAATTCCAGGTATTCCGTGCCGAGGCTTGCCGGGTCATCGGTGACGGCCAGCCCCACCAGATAACATTTGCCGGTGTTGGCAAAGTTCGGCTGAATTTCCATTGAGGTATAGACCTTCTGCGCGGCCTTGTTCATCGCGATAAGGTCATCGGTCGGGGTGATTTTCGCAAACAGCGCCCATTTGCCTTTCAGCGCCGAATCATCGTCAATCTTTTCGGCCTTCAGTTCGGCCACATCGCCATAACGTTTAAAAATACCGTCAGGCAGGATGCCGCGCAGATGTTCCAGGTTAATGCGGCAACCATAGACTCGCGGGTCAAAGGTTTCGGCCATTTCCTGAATATCCTGCGCACTGATGACACGCCCGTCACAGGTGTCACCCTCAACGCCGATACGAAAGAATTTTGAGACTTTTTTTGCCATTGTCAGGAGTCCTGAATAGTGATTAGAGGAGTCACATGTCGGCATCAGTTTCCCGACGATACGCATCCTCCGCCATCAGTCCCGGATGGCTTATCACTGACACAACAGCACCTTAGCGAATCGCGGGGCGCGACTCAGTAGCCTTGCCGTGTATTCATCACGGCGAGGTATTCATGACCATCACCACAGACACCACTCTTTTACACGACCCGCGTCGTCAGGCGGCGCTGCTGTACTGGCAGGGGTTTTCCGTGCCGCAGATTGCCGCCATGTTGCAGATGAAACGCCCGACGGTGCAGAGCTGGAAACAGCGCGACGGCTGGGACAGCGTTGCCCCCATCAGCCGTGTCGAAATGAGTCTGGAAGCGCGGCTGACCCAGCTCATCATCAAACCGCAGAAAACCGGCGGTGACTTCAAGGAAATTGACCTGCTGGGACGTCAGATTGAACGACTGGCACGGGTCAACCGCTACAGTCAGACCGGCAACGAGGCAGACCTTAATCCGAACGTCGCTAACCGCAACAAAGGCGGGCGTCGCAAACCGAAAAAGAATTTTTTCAGTGACGAGGCCATCGAAAAGCTGGAGCAGATTTTCTTTGAGCAGTCTTTCGAATATCAGTTGCACTGGTATCGCGCCGGGCTTGAGCACCGCATCCGCGATATCCTGAAATCCCGCCAGATTGGCGCGACGTTTTATTTTTCCCGCGAGGCGCTGCTGCGCGCCCTGAAAACCGGTCATAACCAGATTTTTCTGTCGGCCAGTAAAACGCAGGCGTATGTGTTCCGCGAATACATCATCGCCTTTGCCCGGCTGGTTGACGTTGACCTGACCGGTGACCCGATTGTCCTGGGCAATAACGGCGCAAAACTGATTTTTCTCGGCACCAACTCCAACACCGCACAGAGCCATAACGGCGACCTGTACGTCGACGAGATTTTCTGGATCCCGAATTTTCAGGTACTGCGTAAGGTGGCATCAGGTATGGCCTCACAGAGTCACCTGCGCTCGACCTATTTCTCCACCCCGTCCACGCTGGCGCACGACGCCTACCCGTTCTGGTCGGGTGAACTGTTCAACCGGGGACGCGCCAGCGCCGCCGAACGCGTGGAAATCGACGTCAGTCATAACGCCCTTGCCGGAGGTCTTCTCTGTGCGGACGGCCAGTGGCGGCAGATTGTCACCATTGAGGACGCCCTGAAAGGCGGCTGCACGCTGTTCGACATTGAGCAGCTCAAACGTGAAAACAGCGCCGACGATTTTAAAAACCTGTTCATGTGTGAATTTGTTGACGACAAGGCGTCGGTGTTCCCGTTCGAGGAGCTGCAACGTTGCATGGTCGACACGCTGGAAGAATGGGAAGACTATGCGCCGTTTGCCGCAAATCCGTTCGGCTCCCGCCCGGTATGGATTGGTTACGACCCGTCACACCGTGGCGACAGCGCCGGATGCGTGGTACTGGCACCGCCGGTGGTGGCCGGTGGCAAATTCAGAATACTTGAGCGTCACCAGTGGAAAGGCATGGACTTTGCCACCCAGGCGGAATCCATCCGCAAACTCACCGAAAAATATAACGTTGAATACATCGGGATTGATGCCACCGGCCTCGGTGTCGGCGTGTTCCAGCTCGTGCGCTCGTTCTATCCCGCCGCGCGCGATATCCGCTACACGCCGGAAATGAAAACCGCAATGGTGCTCAAGGCAAAAGACGTTATCCGCCGTGGCTGTCTGGAATATGACGTCAGCGCCACCGACATCACCAGCTCGTTTATGGCTATCCGCAAGACCATGACCAGCAGCGGACGCAGCGCCACCTATGAGGCCAGCCGCAGCGAGGAAGCCAGCCACGCCGATCTCGCCTGGGCGACTATGCACGCCCTGTTAAATGAGCCACTCACCGCCGGTATCAGCACCCCGCTGACATCCACCATTCTGGAGTTTTACTGATGAGTAAGAAAAAAGGGAAAACACCGCAGCCAGCGGTGAAAACAATGACTGCCAGCGCCCCGAAAATGGAGGCATTCACCTTTGGTGAGCCGGTGCCGGTACTCGACCGCCGTGATATTCTGGATTACGTCGAGTGCATCAGTAACGGCAGATGGTATGAGCCACCGGTCAGCTTTACCGGTCTGGCAAAAAGCCTGCGTGCTGCCGTGCATCACAGCTCACCGATTTACGTTAAACGCAATATTCTGGCTTCAACGTTTATCCCGCACCCGTGGCTGTCCCAGCAGGATTTCAGCCGCTTTGTGCTGGATTTTCTGGTGTTCGGTAATGCGTTTCTGGAAAAGCGTTACAGCACCACCGGTAAGGTCATCAGACTGGAAACCTCACCGGCAAAATATACCCGCCGTGGCGTGGAGGAGGATGTTTACTGGTGGGTGCCGTCCTTCAACGAGCCGACAGCCTTCGCGCCCGGCTCCGTGTTTCACCTGCTGGAGCCGGATATCAATCAGGAGCTGTACGGCCTGCCGGAATATCTCAGCGCCCTTAACTCTGCCTGGCTGAATGAGTCGGCCACGCTGTTCCGCCGCAAGTATTACGAAAACGGCGCTCATGCCGGATACATCATGTATGTCACCGATGCCGTGCAGGATCGCAACGATATCGAAATGCTTCGCGAAAACATGGTTAAGTCGAAAGGCCGCAACAACTTTAAAAACCTGTTTCTCTATGCCCCACAGGGGAAAGCCGACGGCATTAAAATTATCCCCCTCAGTGAAGTGGCGACGAAGGACGATTTTTTTAATATCAAAAAAGTCAGCGCCGCAGATCTCCTGGACGCACACCGCATCCCCTTTCAGTTGATGGGCGGTAAGCCGGAGAATGTCGGGTCACTAGGAGATATTGAAAAAGTGGCAAAGGTCTTTGTCCGCAATGAACTCATTCCATTACAGGAGAGAATAAAGTCAATAAATGAATGGTTAGATATGGAAGTAATAAAATTCCTTGATTATAACTTATAAGTAAATATATAAAGTTGGCGGAATGCAATCCCGCCAACTTAACTATATATACTTCCTTTTTACTCTACTTAATTCTATCACTGATGAGGAGTGACAAAATGACAAATTAATAGTATCGATATAATCCAAAATTTGACTCTCAACCTCAATAAAAATATTTTTGGGCCCATTACTAATCGATATACCGATTTCATCCAAAACAGCCATCATTTTTCTCTGATGAGTTTTATATTTATAGTCTTTATTTTCCTCTGTAATATGTGCATTGGCTTCCTCAATAACACATTTGATTCTAGATATTATTTCTAGATAATCTCTCGAAACAGATATATCACCGCCTTGCGCTTCAGGGAACATAACCCTATACCATCTAAAAAAATTAACTTTCTCTGGATAGATGCTACTTCTTTTAGTTAACTCAGCACTTGCAAATTCTCTAAACATCGTCAGATGACTAGTGTAATTACTATTATTATTATTTTTAACTCCAGCGTTATATGTCATCAAAGCAATCATAACACCAAAAACGGTAACAAAAGTTGTTATAAGCCATCCAAACGCCTGAAAATACATTACTATACCAGATGTTTTTTCCGCAAAAAATTTTAAGCACTGGCTATCGAAGCATATATCACGCTCATATAGCTTTTCATTCTGAATAGTTTCAAAAAGAGAAATTAGCGAAAAAATCAAAAAAAGAGCTGACGACACACCGACAATATATTTGAGAAGTCTAATATTTGCATTCATAATGGTTTTAAAGATGCCAATCTAGATTTAAAACACTCCAGTTTTTCTTTAAATGATTCAGAGCGAGTAAGAATAATCATCTTATATCTCGTCAAATCATATTTTCTTTTATACCAATGTTTATTTTGATTACCTTTCGAATACGACAACTCTAAACTTTTTATAGCTGCATCAATCACAGCAACATCTCTTTTAGATGGCATCGGTTTTATTGCCTGCAACTGTTTCTTGAATGATTCATATTTTTCATGCGCAACACGGCCAAGCTTATTCACTCTCCCCATACATCTATTGAATTCTTTTCTGTATGCAACACTTGTTTTTGTGTTATTTTTTGCCGCCAGTAATTTCAAATTATGTATAGATGCCCTGATTCTTTTGACTTCATCGGATGGTAGTCGAGGTGAGTCATAGTCAACTCTTAAACCATGTACTTTTATAGGTTCAGATGAACAGTGAAATATTTTAGTTTTGCGCTTATTTATCGGCAAGTCATGCTCAGAAAGCATCCTCTCTATATGGCTTTGCATTTGAGAAAAATCATAATTACTTATTTTAGATGACACGGTAATATCATCTACCAAACGCGTATAAACAAGTCCTTTCCTCTGCGCACGTCTTACCACATCCCCTTCAACAGCGAATAAACACAAAGTTGCTATATAGCTTGATGTTAAGGCCCCCTGTACGACAAAATCATCCTTAGTACATATATCCACCAAGTATTCAAGAGCCTCATCCTTAATATGCAATATCTCCTCAAACACGCTCCTAACCAGATCTCTATGGATATTATCGAAAAAATTACTTATATCCACCTTGAGAACTGTTTTTGCTCCACAATGAGCCTTTGCACATGAAACATAGTCACGTTTGACATTAGAATTTAAAACATCATTTTTACTGGGAACTGAACCAAACAAAAATGAAGGAAAAACAACCAATTCCTTAAAGATACGTTTATTAATTCTACTCTGTAATAATCTCATTTTAGGATGCAGGGAGTAGACAATCCGTTTGCTTCCGTCAATTTTGGGAATTTCTTTTAGAGTATATTTCTCATCTAATGGTAATTCTGCAATAGCTTTAAGCTCTTCAACAGAAATCGATAAAGCCTTTGACAACTTTTCAAGTGTTGTGATAGGAGCATTGGATTTGCTGTATGGTTTAAATTTATCCATAAACATACCATTCAAATTCAAAGTTACGTACGGTCTTCCCATACTCAAGGGTGGAACAGCAGAGATGCTTACATCAACAATTGTCAGCAACAGCCTCTGCTATCTTTCGACCGTACGTAATGTCGTCGGCTACGGCACCATCGTAGTTGACGACGGTGGGGCCTCGCTGATAGGTCCATAGTGGACGCTTTTTTGTAAAAGCAAAAACTGACAATTTAATGTTGTTGACTGCCGCATACCAAGCGAATCGCTGGTGCGCTAAGAATAATGCAACAAAAAAATAAGAATTTCAACCGGGTAACTGCAAGCCAGCGACATCGTTTAGCGCGCAGTGCTTTCCCCGCCTCGCCCGCCCGCTTCATGGGGCGGTTTTAATGCAGTAGCATGACCACTCAACTAGCGCGCCAGTCCTGATGTCGCCAGGCAGTTATTGTTCTCTGACTTGCGTGCGCTTCGATGCAGAGTAATGCACTTCCTGAATTGCTCGCATTCGCATCGTTATCATGATAGAAAACAGGTAGTTATTTGTGCGCAACTTAAGAAGAAATCACTAATTATGAAAAAGATTTATGAATTAACTACTGGTAGAGCGCTTAAGTATTTTCTGCAGCATGATTCATACACTACTCTGGAGCTACCCAGTTATGTCGATTTTTCTTCCTTGCTTGAAGAAATCAACTCCGCGATAGATGAAGGTAAAATCAACTTCCAACCTGACTCCAAGTCATTGATGGGGAAGAATATAAATTACGAGGTTTTAGTCAGCAAAGATGGCTTATATAGCTGGCGACGAATAACACTAATTAATCCTCTGTACTACGTGTATTTTTGTAAACTTATTACATCCCCTTCCAACTGGAAGGCTATAAAGAATAAATTTAGAGAGTTTGAGTCTAATGATCTTTTTTTATGCTCAAGTACCCCAGTGAGCAAAAAGAACACCTCAAACGTAGCTGCATCTGTTTTAAACTGGTGGGAAGATTTTGAACAAAAAAGTCTTTCATTGGCTCTTGAGTATGAGTTCATGTTCAGCACAGATATTTCAAACTTCTACCCTTCTATTTACACTCATAGCTTTGAATGGGTATTCATCTCAAAAGAAGAGGCCAAAAAGAAAGAAAATAACAATAACCCAGGACGATTGATTGACACTCATATCCAGATGATGATGAGTAATCAGACAAACGGAATACCATTGGGTAGTACGTTGATGGATACATTTGCCGAATTAATTTTAGGCGAAATTGATTTACAGCTAAGAAAAAAAACTGAAGAGCAAAAAATAACGGATTACAAAGTAGTTCGCTACAGAGATGATTATCGAATATTTTCAAGCAGTAAAGATGATTTGGACAAAATCTCAAAGTGTTTGGTTGAGGTCTTAGGTGAGTTTGGGCTTGATTTAAACTCAAGAAAAACAGAACTACATGACGACATCATTCTTCACTCTCTTAAATCAGCAAAAAAAGAATATATTATAGAAAGGTCGTTCAACTCCCTACAGAAAATGTTGTATGCAATATATTTATTTTCTTTAAAACATCAAAACTCCAAAATTACAGTTAGATATTTAAATGATTTCTTGCGAAAATTATTTAGGAAGAAAAAGATCACAAATAGTGGGCATCAACTAGATGCAATGCTTGGAATTATTTCAAGCATCATGGCTAAAAACCCAACCACCTACCCAGTGGGAATGGCTATTTTCGCAAAACTCTTGACCTTCCTTTATGACGACGATGAACTCAAATTTGGCAAGTTACAACAACTTCATTGTAAACTAGGTAAACAACCAAATACTGAAATGTTAGATATTTGGTTTCAACGAGTTCAAGGGAAGATACACACACAATGGGAAGGCGATTACAAAACAGCCCTATGTCAACGCATAAATGATGAACTCAAGGGAAAAAAAACATTTACCATTGATGGCCTGTGGGATGTAGAGTGGATTCCGGGCTCAGCCAAAAGTAAAAACAAACAGAAAATACTATCAATTTTGAAAAAAACAAAAATTGTGGATTTAGATGCATTCGAAGAAATGGATAATGATATTACACCAGAAGAAGTGAACTTATTCGACAAGGAACACAGCGCTTAACGAAACAATGTTATTAACTCAACATGACTTCGTTAAGCATTAAAGCGAACAGTCATATGAAATTTCGACATCCCTAACGCCTCGCAAGCTCGTTGTTCACCCCCGCCAGCACTGAAAGCGAGTTTCAGCGTCGACGGGGTTTTCTATGGTCAACGTGGTGACAGATTATGGGCACGCGTGAAGGTAGAAATATGGACGGTTGGGATTATTGATTTCTCCCATACGGCTGCAGTTATCACTGACGATCTCAGTCCCTCCGACCAACTCGTAGAGGGTCAGATTCTCTTTGACCATAATTTGTAAACAATAGCCATCAGCCGCAGACTCTTGCACGAGTACAATGGCGGAACCGGACGCATAGCTAGTAATGTATGCATTAGTCATAATGACATGCTTCCAAAGCAAGATCGCCACGCAGTTCCGCATGATCCATCAGTTGCTGATACCAACCATCAAATGGAAGCAAAATCAACCATTTCAATCATTTTTATATGTTTGTTGAGAATCCCGGCCACTCATCAGCGACCGGATACGTGAATTTTTCCCCGTCATAATTTACGGTCGCGCCACGCGCCAGCGCCTCAAGCTCCCATCGCTGTGGCCTGATACCGTTCTGAGCAAGGTCAACGCGGATACGGGTAATTTGCATTCGTTCCGACCGGGTCAGTCTGGCCGATGGCGCTATTTCATGCGGTTTTAACGGGCTTCCGTTTCTTTGCTGACGGTTTGGTCTTCTCAGACCGTGTTTTAATGCACCTCTGAGCGCCCTCACGACCTCCTGGTCATTCCATTCGATAACACCGTCATCTACCAGATTAAGCACTGCTGCGGCGTGCTCAGAAGGTGTGGGAGCCGGTAACGAAGTATCACCACCGGTGAGCTTTCCACAGTTATTGACAGGACTCCGAGGCGCGGCGATGCCGCTTTTTAAAGTCAAAGGCTCAACGACCAGCACTTTCGGAACAATGCGCCAGTCCGTCGTTCTGGTGATATGAATATGACGCGCGCCGAGATGCGGCGCGTAAATGCCGACCACTCTCTCGACTTCTTCCTCGTACTCGTTAACTTCATCCGACGGACTACGGGCGACCCTGACAGTCTGACAATCGCGCGGGACATTTGCCCCACCCTGCGCGCTGATATACAGCGCAAAATCGCCACTGTCTGCGGCAGCGCGTGCAGCCTCGACGCGTTCGTCAAACTCATCAGCAATGCTGACGCCGCGAGGTAATTTGCGTAGTTCACGGTAAGCCCCCATTGTCGGCAGGCCAACCGTTTTAAATTGCGGAATGCGCCACGTTGACGCCCATGCGGTAACAGCCGCGGCAGTGTCTTTCAGCGGCCTGCCGGTATCGTTATCGAGCTGACCATCCAGTGCATAGCCGTCGATGTTTTTTGAAATGTATTTCGCGATATACCCCGCAGCACCGCCCCGGTTAAGGTGTTTTGCCTGAAAACGGTTTCGCGCGGCTCCTCTTTCGTCGCCATCCTCTTTGAGCGCATAGCGACGCATGATTTCGATAATCTGGTTACGCTGGCGCGGATTACAAAAAAGCATCATATGCCAGTGCGGCGTTCCGTCGTGGTGTGGCTCGACGACACGCAAACCGTAGACCTGTAAATCATTATCCTTGAATGCCGTGCGCATCAGGCTCCAGATACGGCAGAGATAACGCTGCGCATCCTTTGGATTAAATGCCTCATCGTTCCAGCCGTGATTTAGCTGGACGGTTTTACTTTCGCCTTTTCTGACCTGACGTGTCGGGTGATACTTTGACGGCGCGGTCAGCGTGATAAACATCCCCACATCACCCTCTGCTGCGGCGTAACGCTCAATACCGGCAATGGTGTTCATCAGCTCCATCCGGCGAATTTCAGGATTAGAAATACTGCCCATCACCTTACTGATAAGGTCGATGCGCTCGCCGGTTTCCCTGTTTTCAAGGTCACACGATTTAAGAAATTCCAGATTTGCCTGGCGGCGCGCACGCACATCACGAATGGCATGTTTACTGGCATAAGGAGAACGGTCTTTATTGACCTCCCCGACAGCTATCAGTAACGCCTCATGCCAGCGCATACGTTGGCCTTTAAGCTGATGAGTCCACCACTCATCGTTAAACAGGCGGGCAATGGCAGAATATGCCTGCCTCGTGGTCATCTGTCCTTTACGGTATTTTTTCCAGTAGAGCGGGGAAATATTGAAAGCACGTGCAGCGCCAGCAACATGACCATAGAGGTGAGCCTGCGCCTCATCCGTAAACAGCGATTCTTTTTCGCCATGTGCATCAACCCAGGCATCGCAGAGTTCCTCATACATCATGAAAAGCTGCGATGAGATACGGGCAGCAAACTTTTTCAGCTCCTTGTCATTCATTCCCGGCAGGCGCGCATAGTGGTCACGCTCTGCCAGAAACAGCAACGACGCGTCGGTGTTCATTTCATGGCGCTGATTCACACGCTCAATGCGCGGCCATAAACGACGCTGAAAAGTGGATGTGAGGAAATAAAACCCGTGCACCGGGCTTTTATTGCGCCGGATGTAGTCATAACGTGAAGTAAACAGCGAGCGCAAAAAGTAAGGCAGGCGGTTAATCGTGGATAAAACACCTTGCACCTGACGCATCTCGTCACGTGTAAGGGGTCTTTCGCGCCCGACAGCCTCGCGTGGCGCGTTCCATGCATAAGCACCGGTAAACGTCTTACCGGTGCCTGCGGCAAATGCTGACGGAGGGACAAAACGCCCGGAGGCTTTAACGGCCATATGAGCCAAAAGCCTCTGAACAACGCCTGCTGAGTTGCTCAACCTGCGCGTTTAAATCAGCAAAAGACTTTGCGCTTCCGGTCAGAATATCGTGATGCATCAGGCCGGAAACGAGCTGGCTTAATTTCGGGTAATAACCAACCACCGCCAGCCATTCCTGACCGGCGTTTTTACCGCTTTCCGCTCTCTTTTTCTCGTGGAGAATAAACTGAAAGCTGTCACTGGTAACGACATAACGTTTGCCAATTTCAATACGAATGCTCATGCCATTCTCCGGTAATGTTTGTTTTTTGCTTCAAAGACTGACTGACAGGAAACACAACGCGTGGCTGACGGATAAGCCGCACGACGGGCAGCAGGTATTGGCGCGTCACACTCTTCGCAAACCAGCGCAGAAGCACCGCAATGTTTTACTCTTGCCGCGTTAATCTGGCGCTCCAGTAATTCAGCCTGTTGTTCCTGAATAAAATCTACGTTGTCCGGCATTACCAGCTCCTTTTGTCGTTAAGTTTTTTAAATTCATCAGCGCAATAGCTGGCAATTTCTGTCGTTAATTTCGTCAGTTCATCCACGGAGGAGATTTGCTTGTGAAATACAGCGCGTTTAACAAGTAAATTGACCACATCAGACAGGAGATTTAATTCGTTCTGATAAATCGCGATAACAGACTCAGTTATTTCGCGTTTTTCTTTATCAAGACCCAGTTGAATAAGAGACAAATCGCCATTTTTCATAACAGCGATTTTTAAGGCGTTATTCAGTAATACAACTGAATGAGAACAGGACATCAAAGCACCTCCCCGCGAGATAATCCGATATTGTGAAATTTTTCCGACTCCTGACTGAGCAGCTCGACTATCTCCACGCGGGATAACTCCGCCTTTGTGATGTGGCGAATCATGGCGTCAAGATGAGAAGAAAAGCGCGTCGCTGCGTCGGCCTGTGCTTCGGTTCTGGCCTGTTGCAGCAGTAATGCGTATTTACCGCACTGATTTTCAGAAACTGTATGCATGACTTTCTCCAGGCAAAAAGAAGCCCCGCACGATTAAGTGCGTTAAAAACTCTGGTTAATTACTTAATGCAGATATTGCTCTGGTTTTACCGACGTCAGAATTGTCGGTGCATACTCAAACAGACTGAATAATTCACGTAATGCACGGAATAAAGCATCACGCCAGTAACATGATTCTTCATTAATTCGCCAGTATGGCTGGTTAAATTCTTTTTCAGTCAATCCGGCATGCATAAATAAAGTACGGCGCTGACTGACTGTTAAAAAACTAATATATGCATACTCACTTGCGCCAACCTGACGGCGTTTTGAGAATGCGCCACGCAATTCATCAATTGCACATACCAGTCGTTCACGTTCGACGTCGTTCATTTCTTCAAAACGCATCGTTGCGTGACGCTGTTTTAACTGCGCATGGAAGCAAACCGTTAGCCGTTCACGTTCCATCATCTGATTATAATAATCGCATGTCTCCTGCCAGCGAGGGACGGCCAGATGCTTACCAATTATCCGGCGCATAGCTGCTGGCTGTTTTTCAACAAGATTGAGCGTCATCACTGTCATTTCCAGACCCTCCGGCTTTTCAGAAAGGTCAGAGCCTTCTTTAACGGACTCTGTTTTTTGGTGCGGATAATGATTCCCTTACGCCCCTTACCGTGGGTAATGGTGAAGTCAATCGCCCTTGGGCTTTCGTTACGCAATAACTGAGCAATACAACGAGGCTCGTTCATCCTTTCCACCTTAAGCCGCACGGCCATGTCTTGATTTGCTGTAACTAATGCGATTTTTCCAGTCATGCCATTCTGTCGGAGCTTCATCAACTAGCTGGGCTGCGTACTTGTCCCACTCACGGCGATTAATCCATAACTCAGCATGACCGCCCGGCTTTAATGGGTCCGTCATATAAAAGGCTGGTAACTTGCCTGCTTTCGCCATTTCAGCAACAGCGCGAGGCGTCTTACCGATGTAAAGAGCAAAACCCTCTTTCGAGAGCAAATCCGACGGTGCGGCTGCAAGTTTGATGTCACATTTTTTACTTTTTGTGAGATCAGATACTTTTTCTCCAACATCGTTATTCATTTCTGATCCAATACTCATTTTGATATCCTCAACTTTGGTGCCATTCAACCAGAGCTATTTGAAGCCGCTCTGCGTTGTTCTGGTGTGTCGCATACAACATAAATTACGAGATACGACAATTCATGTCAAATACACAAATCACATCTCAAGCAGAGAAACTCGCACTTATTCGGGAATCAGAAAGAATGACAAGGAAGCAAGTTGCTGAATTAACTGGAATTAACTACAACACCTATGCTGGATATGAGCAGGGAAAAGTAAAGATGTCTTTTGACGCAGGTATGAAATTTTTCAAGCCAGAAAGATTTCGCAAGTACCGTGACTGGTTCATGTTTGATGAAACTGATCCCGCTGGCGGACAAATAGCCCCGGCGCTCGCGCACATTGGGCAAGACTCAACAACCTTGCACCACTCAGACCAAAAGACTGGCTGACGATTTATTCAGCATATGTGTGCAGTAAATGTACGAAAGAAAATTGCATTAATTTTCAAGTAGTAGAAGTAAACAGCGTCATCGGAGGGCTTTATGTCTATTAAAAAGCTCGATGATGGTCGTTATGAAGTGGACGTCAGACCGCAGGGTGCAGATGGAAAACGTATCAGGCGGAAATTTAAAACTAAAGGTGAAGCTCAAGCATTCGAACGTCATGTGCTGGTTAACTACCACAACAAAGAGTGGCTGGGG